TAGATCAGAGTGATATAGTGTGTCTTCTGTCCTGTACTCGAAATACTCTCCTTGTTCAAAGAGATATGCACATGCTGACGGGTAGATCCCTTTTTCAGTGTCGATGCACTCATATCCCATGACGGGTGTTGCGTAGAACGGATAGAGCTTGCCTGTTACGCCGTCAAGTGTAGTGTTTGATGGCGTGAAGTCTTTCTCCCAAGCAATTTTGAACCTCATCTGCTTCCAGATCGCCTGATAAGTGTTTGTGGCTGTTTTTCTATACGCCGAACATGCCAGGAAGACGTCGCGTTTGCCATTAAAAATATCTGTCGCTTCGTCTACTTGTCCATCCGCGACAAAGAATTGGATCTCGATCGTGGAATCGTCGATGATGGAAAGGTTTGTTATTTGACCGCAGATCTGGAATTTTTGAGACTGTCCCAGTATGGTTTCGGATCCGTGCATTCCGCTGGCAAACGTCCCCCACTTGTTTGTGATATTATAATACTTACACTGGCAGTTTTTTTCATTTGCCAGGAAAACAGAGAGTCCTTTTCCGTCCTGGTTTGGGAGACATCTGACAGCGAACCAGCTGCCGACTGTGTTCACGGGTGGCTGTGCTTTGGATGGTGCGGAAAAGCTGACATCGTTATCCCCGGCCAGCTGCCATCCTGTCTCTAGGATATTGACCGCGACAATTTGGATCTCCGGGTTTGCGGGTTCACCGATTCTGATCTCGTTTATTCTAAAATATCCTGCAACTGAAAACCTTTTTGAAAAATTGAAGTAAAAAATATCTCCGATGTGGTACAGACCGGCATAAGACGGCAGCAGTTTGAGTGTGACTTCGATGCTTTGGCTGGCTCCGTTGAATCCCAGACGATGAACCACTTTATTGGCTACAGTACGAGTCTTGATCCAGGGCATGTCAAACTTCTTGCGGTTTTTGTCTGTCGTTCCAGGGCACTCGAAGAAGACTGACGTGCTTTCGTATTTATTATCGCGATCGTTGAACGTAATGTCTGTGCATCCCCAGATCTCGGACACGTTCTCCCACTTGATCTGCGGTTCGTCGCACAGGGCGTCTGTTCCGATTTCTGGGATCTGAGCTTGAGAGGACAGTCTGACCAGCTCAATGGCGATCTGATCGTCACTGTTGAGATAGACAACTCCATCGGCATAATCCAGGACCTGAGAGATTGCATCTCGGACACTGGTATCGCTGTCAAACACGGCGGAAATGGTAATCCCTTCGTCGTAGCAGACTTTGAGCGCATTCACGAACGATTGAATGTCGATCTGCAACGCGTTGAATCTTGCTGATCCCCAGTTTGTATTCCGCAGGATCTCATAGATGATCAGCGGTGGATAGGTGTCTCCGTTTTCGTCACAGATAGGGATTTCTATATTGTTGACGGATTGCCTTTTCCCGGAAAATTCGGATCCGGCAGGGAAAAAGTCCGGGATCTCGACGTTTTCAGCGCCGGCCAGGTCATCAAAGAATGCTTTCGGCTGGCATTCCAGCTCGGCTCTGAGGTTGGGTGTGGTGTTACTCTCACCATATTTGAAGCGATCAGAGCAAAAATAGCAGATTCCTTTGTAGGCTGGACTTGTGTTCTTCTCGATCTTGACTTTGGGATCCGCATTGTCGTCGATCACGATGTCATTCGAGAATGCAGGATCCACATCTTGGCCAGGCTTTCCGCTGTAAACGCGAAATGTTCCATACTCGCTAATGTTCAACTCTTTGTAGCTTTCTGCTGTTGCTAGTCCGAAGCCCGTGTTTGAGTAGATTTCATTGTCTCCGTTCCAGATTGAATAAAGCAGATCCACGATCCCTGCGCAAAATGAAACAGCCATTCCCCCGTAATATATCTGCCCAGTTTCAATATCTGTTTTTTTGGTGGATGTCTTCTTCTTTTTTTTCTCGATATTCCAGATCGGGCAGAGCTGTGTCATGGACAGCATATCGCGTCCCATCAACACTTTGACCGGGTTTGTTTGGTCATTATCGCAGAGATATTTCGCCTCTAGCTGGTAGAGTTTTGTCAGTCGGTCCTGGACGTTTCCGATCGTCTTTCCTCTGGAATTGTTTGAAGTTACAATCATTTGAACCTATAGACCTTTTGAGCGTATTTGTAAATGATTCTTTCGCCGATGTGTGTGGTTGTCACACCGTCATTCGGCCAGCAATGCCAGACGTGATCATCGTCAACATAGATCATCAGGTGGTGTGTTGCGATGCCTGTGCTTGCGACTATTAGATCGCCGTTGTACAACCATTTCACCGGGAAATCGCAGTCTCCTTTCTCCCAGACTGTGTATGTGTTCGGAAACGCATCCAGACAGTCGTAGATCTTTTGCAGTTCATGCCTGCCGGATCGCCTGCTTTCATAGCCGGGCGCTTGATAATCTGCCGGGATCAGACCGATGTTTTTGAACACGTTAAGGGGGAATGAGAGACAGTCTGCATAACAGCCTGGCTCTGCGATGCCTCCGGTGCTATACATGAATCTGGTCCCGCGCCATCGTTCCAGCTCGGTTTCTAGTTTTGTGACGTTTTCTTCTTTGTCGAAATAGTCTTCCATGTTACTTCTTGCCTCCTACTGCTTGATCGATTGCGACTTGCTCTACTGTGTTATTGGCTGGCAAATACGGGCATCCCCCGAAATTCGCGACGTTGTTGAAAATAGTGCAGCATGTGCCGACCGTCTTATCACACCAGAGCTTGACGCTTGCGGAAATACCTGTGCTTTCGGTGTATATAACATCCTTATTCAGGATCAGTGTCCGGGTCCCGTTGTTGTCGAAATCTATCATCACGATGTAGTTTTCTTCGTTTATCGTGACGGTTGATCCTGCCAGCTTTGGTGCTGCGGGCAGACTTGCGGGCGTGTCTGTGATCGCGACTGTGCGTGTAGTATTGAGTCCGATTGGGTTGATGAATGCAACCGTGCAAGCGTACGTGTGTTTGGATTCCAGTGTTTCTTTTTCTGAATCCTTTGGATCGCACTGGTCTGAATAGAGGATGTGATTGCATTGCCTTTGCAGGATGATTCCCGGCATAGACTTAGACATGTTGCGCAGATCACTGGAAACTTTGAATCTTGTGACGCCGTGGCTTTCTGTTTCTACGCTGACGATGATCCCGGAGAAAAGCTGATCGATGATAATGGATTCTGCCGGGTAGTTGTAGAGATTCGCCCGGTAGATCTTGACCGGCTTATAGAGCGCTGTGGGTGTGTGGATGTATGAGGATTTGATCTCAATTTCCTCACCCATCAGGCTTTCTGAATGTTCAATGGATTCGTGAACGATGTCCTGGGCGATGTATGTTTTTCCGTTCGCCGGTATGTTGTAGCCCCAGTTTGCCAGGGCATCATCGCCGACGTCGTACAAATAGGCGATCTTGTCCGTGCATGGATTCTCTGTCAGCTCGTTCGGGCATTCGATAAACTCTGCCCTGAGATCAAACGTGTCTGGTGTGTGGCAGTGGACTTTCAATTCATCATCAGAAAAGCGCACACGAACGCCGGCGGAAAGTGGTGTGCCAGGCGTGATCTCAGGCGTTGGATCCACCGGGTACCAGACTTCGTGGCATTCGACCTCGGTGATGGATGCAGCACGGATCAGCGTCATGTCGGGAGTGTATGCTGCCTGATACGCCTCGCCTTGCCATTTCGCACCGGATCTGACCAGGACAATGGTTTCGGATCCTGATTCGGCAGTCTGGGTGACAGTGAAATCGTGCGTCCAGGTTGGCATCCAGAATGACTTCTGGCGCCCTTCCCGATTCTCCCAGTGCCTTAGATACTGTTGCAGATCGTAGCGATCCAGAAGCCAGGAATGAGCGAATTTTCGCCGTTTCGCTGTGTAAAGCTGATACGGGACCGATGTGCCGACATCTATCGGCTCGAAATACATGTCATCGGCAGCACCGTGTGTTGGTTTCTTGTTCCAGGTCGGCGGGATCAGGAACTCTTCAAAGTCCTGGTCTGCTTGTTCCCCGGACTGTGACGGATAAAGGCTGTAGTACCCAGTGACGGATCCGACGGCAGCTGATGCACTGTATTGGCTGATTCTGCCGTGACGCTCTTCAAATTCGATCGGCACGTCAGAGACATCCGCGCTGTGGTATTCAGACTGCGGGATTGTCATGTGGCCGAACGCCAGCGGAATCAGATAAGCACCTGCGTTGTATGCTTTTTTCGGCAAGTGCTGACTGTATGCGTTGTCTAGGGTAACTTCACCGGCTGCGATAGTGGAGATCTTGACCAGATCCCAGTAAAACTGATCACGCCAGAGGATAGCCCACCAAAACCAGGGGAAAAGCCGGTTGCGAGCCTCACAAGCGATCTTCGTTGCGTTGGCTTGGATCCCAGAAAACAACATGCAGGCATCCATCCAGACAGGGACCGCGACGCCGTGTTCTCCGCGGTCCTCGACTTCGGTCCGCAGGAATGCTGAATTGTGCCAGTCCATGTTTCTGGCTGTGAATGACATCTTTATCAATGGACGCTGAAGGTTTGCGATGCGTTCCTCAATGCCGGTTAGTGACTCTGAAATCGTTGTCTGACAGCAGAATGTCGTGTCCACTCCCTTGTGCCACTCTGGCTCTGCTGTAAATATCAGCGCGCCATGGTTAAAAGCATTATCTCTGGCCATAATTGAATATGCCTGACGGTTTTAGCGTCAAACATAGTGCATGAGAGTTGTGCTTTTGATTGTGTTGTTTGCTTTTCTCGGTCTGACCAGCGGATGTCAGACTAATTCTGCTTCCAGTGATCCTTACGCCAGGGCTGTTATGGATGATTTTCAAAAAACCAGACAAAAGCATGATGCAATGTTTGCTGAAATGGATCGCGAGATCCAGGCGCGGAATGATGAACATAACAAGCGCAATGCTCCATTTTATGCAGCGATGGCGGAATATGAAAGATGGTATAACTCTCTGAGTACGTCTGAAAAATGCGCTGTTGACTCTGCTCTTGAACAAAAAATGATCCACCGTCGCATTATGCAGGGACCTAATGGCGTCGGTGTTTATGATCATTGTTACGATGAACAAGAAGTAATGGCTGAATATAAAAAGATTTTTGGTCATTAACTTCTTCCCCTTCTGTCATTTTCGTGGATAAATTCCACTAATCCACCTTGCTTCCATTCCCTTCTGAGATCAGCTGCGGTCCTGACTGTGACTTGTCTGACGGTTTGCGGTGTCTGACTTGGAACGGATTCTGAACTTCTGACAAAATTCCCTGCCGTTGGCTGCGCATTTCTCATGCTGTCAATCATGTCATCGATCTCGTAGCCTCTATTGGCATAATCGAGCCATTTATCATTCGATGCCGGGGATTTTGCACTGACCACGTATTCGGATCCGCGTTCGTTCACGCGGATGAATTTTTCGCCACCGCCAACGCGTCCGCCTGTTTCAAAACCATTGATCGCCATGATGGCTGCCATCGCAGCAAAGCCAACCAGGACAGCCACGCCCATTGTAGCGATTGATTTGATGATTGCTGCCGGTGTCCATATTGCCATATCAGCTGCTGCTGCTGCAGTGTCCTGTGCCAGGATAGATTTATTGGTTGCAGCGTTTATGGCAAGCATTGTCGCCGACGTTGCGTATTCCATACCGACCATAACGGTTTTTGATACCACATAAGCGGAAACAGCGTCTGAAATCGCTCTCAGTGTGGTTTTTCCCATCGCTACCCAGGCCCCGTTCCAGGCGTCCTTCAGTCCTTTGGTGTGTGACGCTGCATCATAGAAGAAATCAGACAAGCTGGATCGCATTCCATTGACGATGCTCTTGTACCCTTTGCCGATATTCTCAGCGAGCGTGCCGATAGAGTTGTAGAGTTCAACTGTTGCGCTTTGGATCTGATCAAAAATACCGCTTGGATCTGCGCCAAGACTTAATTCCACCAAGCCGGCAGCGTTGTCCTTTTCTGCGATCTGCTTGTTTAGAGTGCGCTCTTGGTCTTGTAGTGACTCAATTTCTTTTTTGAGCTTTTCTTGTTTTTCGCTGTCTTTTTCTTTTTCTCTGTCTTCTTTTTTGAGTTTGATCTGTTCTGCGATGTTCTTTTTTTGTTCTTTTAGAATATCTAATTGGTTTAGCAGTATATCCTTTTCTTGTTTTGCAAGGTCTTTCTTTGCGCTGTATTGCTTAACCTTGTCTTTTGTGAAATCGAGACCGATTTTTGTCTTTGAGTTGGCAATATCCAGCATGGCTATTTCTGTTTCAGAGTAGCCAGTTTTCAGATCAGCAAGCTGTTTTACCAGAGTTTTTTCTCTTTCGATGTTTTCTATGTTTTCGACTTTTACCTCGACTTCTATAGGTTTTTCAGGGAGTGAAACTGTTTCAGGTGCTTTTTGTAGAATTGTTTGATAACCTTCACTGATCTTTGTTTTTAATTCGTTAGCCCTTTTATCCCATATTTCTTTATCTATATTGATGTCAGAAGTATGAACTTTGTCAACGTATTCCTCATACTCTTTTATTTTTCCGATTCCGAGCTGGATGATGTCTGTGTCTTTGAATTCGTCGCGTGCATTGCGTATCTCTTGCAATGCTTTTTCCCAGGTATTATCAAATTTGTAAAATGGATTTATTAAGTTTAAGTATCCTTTAGTGGAATATATTAAAGCAGCTCCAGTGTAATCGCCGATTCCCTTCATCACGTTCAGCATCACTTCGCCGAATTTGAGAGCGGATTTTGCTAAAGCATATTCTAATCCGTTTTTGAGACTGTTTGTCATTTTTTCTTTCAGCGATCCACTGAAAGATGACAGCTTCGACATTGAATAGCTGTATGTCAGATCAACGACATCCTCCAGATATTCCAGAGTTTTTCCCTCTTTTGCCATTTGAATGCCGACATTTAATGCGATTCCGACCTTTTGACCTAATGGAGTGAAATCCAGGCTGTTGAATTTCGTCAGCACTTTGTTGATCGTTGGCTCTAATGGTTCCAGCATTCCGACATAAAACTGCTGTGATTTGATGCCTACATTGTTCCAGGCATCGGAGATCTTATCGAATGAGACTGCACTGCGTGTCATCAGGTCAGGCATAGATCCCAGGACTTGTTCTGCTTTCTGGAATCCTTGCGGATCCGAAAAAAGTGACAGAAGCTGATTTCCGGATCGCCCAAAGATCTTCATGGCTACTTCGGACCGTTCAACTGAGTTTGTCAGATTGTTGAATCCGGCTGCGACCGCTCTAAACCTCTCGGCGGGTGCCATCTTATAAAGCTGATCGTATTTCAGACCGATCTTGTTTAGTGCTTCAGCGTATTCCTTTCCACCATTGCGAGCCTGGGCGATGGATTTATTGAGCTGTGCCATCGAGGTTTGGACAGCTTCTGTGGAAATGCCAGCATCTTTAAACGCCTGCTGCATGACCATGACTTCACCGGCGGTCATGTTTGTTTGCGCTGCAACATCGCTCAGGCGGGATCCCAGAGCTGCTGCGTTTTTGAGTCCAACTGTGATCCCTCCTAATGACACGACACTGCCCAGACCGGCCAGACCGACGGACATCTTTGCAATGCTGCTGACAGCTGATGAAACTGTCTTGAGTCCTTTCAGGACCTTATCTGTGCCGGTTAAACCCAGTTTTACGGTTACAGAATTACTTGCCATGGTCAATTCTTCTCTCTAACAAGTCAAATTTCAGATCTTCTTCAATTTCTTCATTGATTTCGCGAGCTTTTTTCTTTCCTTCCTCAAAACCTTCCTTTGTTTGCGCTAAGGCTGTTTCGAGGAATGCAATAAGAGATCTTGAAATGGTTTGCGCTTCTTTTGTTGAATTTCTGATCCATGCTGCTTCCATCATTTCCAGTTTTTCGTAACTCCATTCCAGGATCTCGTCGGGTGACTTTTTTAAGTGGTCTGCAATGTTACAGATCCGCTCTCCGATGCTGAGGATTGTTTCGGTTCGTACTTCGCCCGGATCCGTTCGAGCTTGGCGTTTCTTTCGTAAACGTCTTGCAGCAGTTTTGGCTGTAGGTCGTTCAGACGGTCGAAAAAACCTTTATTGACCTCCGCACAGGCGCTATATAAGGAGCAGAAACAATCCGGAGCGAGCTTTTCTTCCACCCACTCACGGCCCTTTCCTGTGGTATATGCGATCAGAAGAATATCCATATTGTCCACGCTTGAGCTGTCCAACTCGTTCCAGTGCTTGATCGCGACTGGTTTCAGTGTGAGATTTTCTTTGGTTCCGTCGTTCAGTTCAGCTTCAAAGGAAGCTCCGAGAATGTTTTTGTTTTTTTCTATAATTATTGACATAAGATTTTTATTTTTAAAGTGTTACTATTCTACTGTTGCGGTTCCTGCCCAGAGATCTGATGGATCATTGTTTGGAGCCCAACTGTGATGACAAACAGTGCTGCTTTCGTCATCGTGTGGACATTTTGTTAATCGAGGATGCAATGAAAATGTCTTTCTGTACTGATAATTTGTTTGGCCATATCCGCGCTCTGATTCTGTTACAGTGATTGATACATTCATTGTTTTGCTCCAATTATCCCCATTTATATACGCTAGCTGTAAATCGCGAATGTCTTGTAGTGATATTGAAAAATTTATTGGAATTTCTGTGTAACTTGGAAATCCGTAATATGCGTACGCTTCTGCCTGTCCAGATACTCCATCAACAGAATAATTAACATTGAATGTTATGTATTGATTGATGGCGTTTGGATCGTTGTTTCCGCTTGTGATCTTTAGTATTGCAGCAATGTAGATTGTTACGCCGTTTTCTTTTAAGTTGTCAGATGTTCCTATTGTTGAATGTCCTGTAAACAGTGTTCCCTCCGCGTTGTTTGCGACGTAGTATTTACCATCATTGCTGCTAAGATATTCAGGACACACTTGCGCGTCCAGTTCGATTTCATATCCGGGATCACAATACAAAACAGTCAGTGTTCCGTTGACATATGTGATTTCATAGATATCACCATCATCGGGAGGTGTCCATGTACCTGGAATGATAGGGATTCGGTCTCCGATATTGTGATTTCCTGGAGAGTAATCTGGCACTGTTGGAGGTGTGCTGCTCCCTTCTTCTGATTCGTCTCCGTCAATTATTACTGTTTGTGTCAACTCTGGTAGTGATTCGGCATCTATACAGACGTTTTTGCTGTCTGCTGTGACAGTGACATGGTGTGTTACCGCACAATGGATCACGGTCAATACACCGTTGACATAAGTGATTTCATAGTTCTTTCCATCATCTGGAGGGGTCCAGGTACCCGGAATGACCGGGAAAGTGTCACTTGGATCATGTGTTTCTGGAGTCCAATCAGGTACCGTTGGGGATCCCAGACTGCCTCCGGGAATCTCTGGGGAAACTGATTGTGTTAGTTCAGGCAGTTCTGTTGCGTTGTGACAGATATTTGCGCTGCCGGCTGTGACGGTGACATGGATCGTTTCTGGCTCCGGCTCCGGCTCCGGATCATCTTCCGGAGGTGTTGGCGGTGTATCCGGATCCTTGTCTGGATCATACGGGCAGGCTGTGTTGACCGGATTGCTGGTGGTTTCAGCTTCGATATCCACTTCTCTGTCATAGACAGCTTGCAGATCCTGTGGACTGCTTTCGGTGACAGTGACGATTTCGGCGTCTGCGATCGGGCAGACGTTTGGATCAGGTCGTTCGGTGGATAATGCGAGCGTCATTTTTAAGTGCCCCTCTGCTGACAGAGGGGCTTGATTGTTATTCTGTTACAACTTTTTCAACCGACGTCATGGTTTGAACGCTGACAGCATCACCGTCGGAGCTGGCTGCTGTCAGGGCAATACCGATAATCTGATAGGTGCCAGCTGTATCGGGGACTGCCTGGACTTTACCGCTGGCTGCAAGGCATACCAGACTGCCTGCTGTGATCGCTCCGGCAGCGCACAGTGTGACTGCGGATTCGATCGTTCCCAGCTTGTAAAAGTTAGCGTACAGACCTGATTTTGTCTGGTACATGTAGATATGCGTAGGAGCGGTCGAAACGGCTGCGGGATAGTCGAATTGATCGATTGATTCGTCTATTGCGCACAGCGCGTTATATGTGAGCGGATTCAAATGCACATGGACCGCGCGTGCGATGATGCTGTTGTTATCATCGTTATTGACGGATGAAGCTGCGCCACCGTCAATGTCAAAGCTGACAATAGGTTCATTCATAGCGTTTTATCTTGTGAATTTTATGTTGTTCTTGATCGGGGTGTAATACTGTTCCAGCTGGAATGTTGCCTTAACGAACTCTTCGGATCCAAACTCCGGCGGATCATCGCATGTCAGCTGGCCGTAAGCATTGACGATGACGGATTTTTCTTTGTAATCGTCGTAGCCCTCCCACATGAACCAGCCCTCAAACGACACAAGGGAGTCTATTTCACCGATGTTTGTTTCTGAATCAAATTCAGTGCCGAACATGAGCTCCATTCCTAGACGAGTGACGCTTTCCAGCGTCAGATCGTAAGTGCGTTCGACTTCGGTCACGACTTGTTTAGATGTACGCAGGACACATGGAGCCGGTTTGCGGGCTTTGACTTTGGTGATATTGCGTCCGGGTTTTACTTTAAGGACGTCGCCGATGATCTTCCAGCAGACACCTTCAATGGCGCCTGTGTTCGGTTTATGTGACGCGTCCACGACGATTCCTGACGATTGACCAGGAATTGCGATTCCCTTCTTGGCAAAAAAACAATGCGGGCCAATTAAAAGGGCTTCGTTTGTAGAGTTATCCAGTACGGGATTCATTTTCTTACTCTTTTTGTGTGTTATTTGTTGTTTCTGTAGTTGTTTTGGATGAAAGCGGTTTTGCGAAAATGTAAGCTGTGATAATGCCGGCACCGGCCAGCATAGCTAGGATCAGGATTGTTTTGTCCTGAGTCATCGCAGGAAGTATGGTTAGGCACAATCCTGTGATGAATGTCAGAGCGATGATCTTGAGACCTGGCGCGAAGACTAACGGGAACTTGGCCTGGAAATACGACATTGCGATGGCTGCAATGATCAGCACGATACCGGCATACATGATCGGCGATTGTGACTTGAGAACGGCTGCGGTTTTTTGGACCGCGGCAAAACCTGCCCTGGCTTCGTCAGCCTGGTGGGATCCCAGCTCTGTTGTGTAGCGCTCAGCCAGGACGATGAAATTCGTTTCAGTGACAGGCAGGATCCGGCGTTCGTATGTCGCTTTGGATGGTGATTGACTGTTTTCCGGCTGTGTCAGATTGATTGTCGGTGTGTTTTGGGACAGTTTGACACTTGCGGATCCGCCCTTCTGAGGCTTTGCGACGCTGATTCCTGTGCAGGAGACTGTCAAAGCACTGATCGCCAGTGTAAAAACGATCCCCCAGAGGCACATTTTGCCTTTGTTCTTTGGTCTGCGTGGCTTCTTTTGCGGTGGTGGCTGGTTCTGCTGTTGGTTCTGTCGTTTTTTGTGACGTATGTCAATTTGTTTCTCGATGCAATTCAGAATGATATAACATATTGTGCCGATGCCGGCCAGTATGCTGACAATTTCGGAGACATCTTTCAGGCTCCATGCTGTTATTGTACCTAGTATAGTCAATTTTGTCTTGGTATCAAATATAGTTACCATTTCAAGCAGTATATTGGTGTGTTGCTTGTACAAAACCATCTGCCGGCGTATCGGTATATACGGCGGAATTCCCTATTGACCAGCGCCAGCGTGTTGAGTCAGCGCCGATCTGAGTGATAGCGTGTTCCACTGTGTCAATGATCTCATTGACACAGAGCGTTTGAACGTCGCGGATCTTCTGAGTCTTGATCTCGATCGGGACCGTGATCGTGCGCAGATTGGCCAGTTTCGCGTCATCGGACGGCAGTCTGGTTGCCGACCGCGTGCGGATCACAACGGCAGCGCCTGTATCACGGAGAGCGCTGGACACTACTGTGTCCGTCTCGGATTCGGCATAGCGCATGTTGGATCCGTCGATGTCGATAAATATCGGCAGATCCGGCAAGGCGGTTGAAAGCGCCTCAAAAAGTTTCTGCATTAGTTGAAAAGGTGTCATGAAAGTGATCTGTTGAGTTTACGTTCCAGATAGCCTTTAATGTCTTGTGCTGTGGCATTGAAACCAGCTTGAACGGCTGCGATGATTTTTGGCTTCTTGTACGCTTCGTTTTTGAAAAGCCCTGTAAAACTGTATTTTCCGAGGTACATATCCACTTTCCACGCGTCAGAGGCTTTGTTTTTTAAAGGGATGTGTATGTGACTAAAATCAGAATTCTTGATGCGGTTGTAGTTCGGCTTGATGTTGCGTAATGCTGTAACCCATCCAGCATAAACGCTTCCAACGCCGGATCGACGCAGTCCCCATTCGTATCTGACTGCTAATTGATGAGCGTTGACCCACATTTTATTTCTGCGGGCACCGGCTTCGGTATCATCCAGCTTGATCAGGCGTTTTCCTAGTTTGCCTCTGTAGGATTTAAAATAAGCACCGCCAGCGCCAGAAAGCTTTGCTTCTGCGCGTTCGATCGCTTTCTTGTGCAGTTTGATACCTCGGCTGCGGATCCCGTTTTCAAAATACTCGTTGACATCGGATTTCTGTGCTCTGACTTGTTTGATCTGGTATGCGATCTTGCTGGTTACGGAGTACGCCTGACCTTTGATGAATGTATCTGTTGTGCGCTTGGTGTATTGATACGCCGTGCGAAACCATTTGTCGAATTCTCTGGTATCAATTTCTGCTGTGATCATATTAGCTTTCCTGGTAATCGTCAGAACAGAATAGAGCGTATTCCTTCAACAGTGGATCGTATTCCACGGAATGGATCCTGTAGATTCGCTGACCGACGCGCAATGTTTCATCGGTTTGCGGTGGATCTCCAGCAGAGAAAACAGTCTCTGGAATGTGAATTTTTGTGGATCCAGTCGGGAATGGATCTTCTGAATACTTTGTCAGGTCCGCTTCGGTGATGTTTCCAAAGTGGATCGTGATCGGAGTGGAACGAAAGACAGCCATTTCACCGGCTTCGCCGTAAATGTTTTGCTGTGCGCGTCGAAAATGGCTGTCTAATCGTGACATGTTACTCCTGACCGGCTGCGTTGATGGTTAAAGTACCAGCCACAAAGCTGATCTCATAGTTTCCAGACGTGAGACCTTTCGGCACGATCTTATATGTGCCGGCTTCGGCTGCTGTAATATCAGCAACGGCCTCCCCTTCGGTGGTTTGATATTCAAAGGCCAGCGTACCAGTGAGATCGCTTTCGTCTTCTCCGGTAATGAAACCGCTGTAGGACACTGCGTTTTCAGGCGCGGATCCACCGGCGGTCATTTCCTTGTCAGCAGCTGCGATCGTCAGCGCTTTCTTGGTTACAGTCAGAGTGCCGGCGACAAGGGTGATGCCGTATTTATCGGAAGTGATTCCTTTCGGCGTTACGGTGTATGTGCCGGCGTCGTCGCCCTTCTTGTAGCTGCATTCATACGCCAGCGTGCCGGATATGTCTCCGGATGTTGGTGTCACGGAATAAGTCGCTGTGAATGACGGTTTAGAGTCGCCATACACGATTGACTTATTGTTTGCTGTCACTGTCAGCGCGATTTCTGACGCAAAGACGCACTTTTTATCGGCAGCGTCCAGGTCAAAAATATACATCGCTTTGTACGTCGGATCATATTCCATGATGCTGTCGATATACGCGCGCTGCTCTGACAGCAGGACGGACGGCTGTTTCAGAATGACAGCCGTTCCGTCACTGTGTTTAATGCCGATTGTGATATACTTAGGCATTGCAACTCCTTATCTAGGCAGAGACCAGCGGGCATCCGGCTTCAGGATCACCGATCTTTTTACCATAACGCAATTCGATAATTTCAACCCATTCATCCTTATCAGGGTCATACCACTTGCGCCAAACGAACGGGAGTTTGCTATTTGGACCAGGCATGATCTTGAAGTCGATCACTTTCTTGGCTTCTTCAGACGGGATCAACGGTACGCTTGCAAAGAGGATCGCGTCGCCAGTAACAGCAAAGCCGTAAAGGTCGATGTCATTGTCAGGGATGTTTGCGTTGGATTCATAATAGCTGAACCCATAAGGTGTAAACATCTGGCCAGTTGCTAGTGGAGAAGGTCTGCCAGTAGCAGCAGAGTTGAGTATGAGAGGATTGCTGGATATGAGCGAGGTATCATAGTCAGAATTCAAGAAGAGCTTGATATTGGGCCATTTCCTCTTTCTCAGGAAGTTTTTGAGTTTTGCCAAGTGTGTATAGTCGAAAGCATTGTGAGCAACTTTTAAATCATTGCACACCATATCTGGGAAGCTGGTAGGTGTGACTAACGACATAACATCGATCCAGGTATCTTGATATAATTTAGCATAATTCCTCATCAGTTTTTCCTCGGCAAGGTTAGCCTCGAAATCGGCCAGTGTTTCACTGTTGTAAGAGAGAGGAACATACCGTCTCGAATCGATATCGACTTCTACATATCCAGTATCGTGAGTGCCTCCGCGATTGTATTCACCGTTCCAGGTACGAACAGTTTCGGAAGACAACGGTAAAACCGGCATGAGAACCTTTTTGAATTTGCCAATGATAGGATCTGTGTCAAAAGATGTGGTACACATCTCATGGATATTGCCTAGATCGTAGTCAAGTTTACGGATGACTTTTGTGTGAAGGTATGGAACCTTGAGTTTAGGGTCAACCGTGATGCCAGCTTTAATCTTGTAGCCTTTTGCGCGAGCTTCTAACGCTGCGGGTGATTCTGCTTTTAATGCAGCATCAATTATCTCGTGATTCTCATAGAGGTAGTCACTGCATTCAATACCGTTTAATTGTTTTGCTCTGGCTGTGATCTCAACAAGAGAATCTGCCCCATGTTCAACACGATAAGTATTTCTGCTGTCCACGGGTTCATAATTCATCGGAGGTAGGTTGTTGAGGCGTTCAATCATGGATTCGTCCTTCATGCAGGCATTGATCCATCCTTCTTTGTCTGTGTTCTTGATTTTGCGATCATCAATAGCATCACAGACAAGCGCATTGATTTTTTCAGCTTTGATTTTTGCCATCTCGTCACGAGCAGCTTTCAGCTGTGCTTCGATTTCTGCCTTTTGAGCAGTTTCTTCGTTGAGTTTTGCTTCGACTTCTGCCTTTTTAGCGATCTCAGCATCTAGTTTAGCTTGGATCTCGGCAGTGGGATTTTCTTTCTGTTCCTGTGCGGTAACTTCTTTGTTAGTATTGTCCATAATTAATTTGGCACTTATTGTTGTTCTTGATTGTGCAGTCACGGGGATTATTTCGTCCACTAAACCGAGCTGCAAAGCTTCTTGAGCGGAAAGACGTTCTGCTTTTCGCATAATTTCAAAAATTTCATCCATAGAGCGACCGGTTTTCCTGGCGTAAACCTCTGCCATGACGCGATCTTTGTCTTCTAGTTGCTTGGCAAGGTTTCTGAGATTTTCAGCAGTCTTGCCTTCTGCGTCTCCTCTGGAATTGTGAAGTAAAAAGAATGCTCCGTCTGAAGCAGTTACGCGTTCACAGCAAAAGGCTGGAATGGTGGCAGCGCTGGCACAACATCCATCTACATGGCATTCTACATTTCCACGTTCTTGGATGGCTTTTCCGATTGCAAGTCCGTCCAGGAATGATCCACCAATGGAATTCATTCGGATCAGGATTTTTCTGTCTTTTGGAATAGACTGAAATTCTTCGATAAATTCGTTTGAGTGAATTTTTCCTTTTTCAATATTCTGAAAACCGATTTCTCCGTACAATAAAATTTGAACGGGTTCATTTGAATTGTCGAGTCCTTTTATTTCGTAGAATTTATTCATTGTTTGATTCTTCTTTTGGTAAATTTCCGGCAAATACACCGATACTGCTGGATATAAGATCTCTTTCAGGGATGCCGGTTTCCTGAGAAACTTTTTTGATCAATAGACTATCTTGTGCTTTCTCTCTTAAAACATCTTCGAAACTGCGTCCCAGTTCAGCACAATTCGCTGTCATGGATCGGATGCCGTTACGGGTTTCTTCGATAATTGCGTTACTGTTTCGCTCAATGTCCACAATCGGAGACCTGGGCGGTTGTGTAGTACACTTCCACCAGTCACTTGCATTAGTTCTGCTTGCGTAACATCCTGCAAACCACTGAAAAACGGCTTTGATTGCGTTTGCGTAAACTTCATGCTCTGCCCGTAAATGTGCTGCGGTTGTTTCCAGGTTCGCCCGGACTACTGTGCCCTGGACAGATCGTGGAAAAATTAAAAGGTCAGAATAACCGATACCGGCAGAGATCTTTTTTAGCAGAAATTCCCAGTATTCCTGTGTGACGGTTGTCGGCCTGGAAGCGATATATGGTACCAGGCTTTCATTATCGTCAATTCTGAGTACACGACCGCCCAGGATGTTTTCGATCCTGGATTGACGTTCTTCAATGCTCTCGCCGGATTCACTGGATCCACCGCCGAACGGATTTTCATCGGCGTCAAGTCCGCTTCCGGTAGTTTTCCAGACGGCAGATGTAGCAGAGTTGAATTTCGCTGCATCCATTTCGCATGTGTGCAGGATCGTCAGGTCAATCAGGTCATTGATGACGTTTGTGCAGAGTGGCAAGCCTCTCAGCTGGCCGAAGCGAGCCGGGTTGAACACGTGAATGACTTGATCAGCCAGAATGCGTTGGTATCTTTGCGCTTTGATGCCGTTCGAGATTTCTCTGCGGATGTAGTATGCGATCTTGTTGCCAAGTGCATCGACTTCGATGCCGTCAATGATGTTTTCATTTTGGACGTCGGGCGTTGCGACACGCTGACATTCTACTACTTGCAGCATTGGATTCCGACGGGATCCGCATTTGATGATAAATTGATCGCCGTCACATGCGACAGCCCGCGCCAGCATCCTTTCGCCTTCTTCCAGAGTGAGATCGGAGTCAACAAACGGATGTCTGCTCCATTCGGTCCACTTCTCTTTGATAAAAGCGTTGAATTCAGGATCCGAGCTTTGCGGTGTCAGGGAGATTCCTTTGCCGATTGTGTAGTGTTCGTGAATGTCCAGGAATTTTGACCAGTACGGATTATCGCGTTCCAGCTCACGCGAGCGCTCGACCAGGATCCTGCGTTCGGTCCCATTGATGTCGATGTGTGCGTCTTGCAAGGTATGTTGTACCCAGGGGCGACGGGGCGACGGTTTTGCGCCTGCGTACTTATAAAACGCAGATATGATTCCGAAGGTTTTCTTGATTTTCTGAAAAATACTCATAGCTGCATTTGGTTATATGATGCGACCCATTGTTTTTTCGCGACAATAGCAGACATCATCTTGTTTTTGATTTCTTCCTGGGTGAATTCGTTTTCGCCAAAGGTTTCAGCTGCGCGATCATAGAGCTGTTTCAGGTAGTCGTAGATTTCGTGCAGATCGGAGAGATTGAGTCCTTCGGATTGCGCATAGCTCATGTATGTGATCGATGTGCCGTGTGCGGATGTAGCCTGGATTGCAGATCCGTCCTTGCTTTTATCGGCAACGGCAAAAATCTGATCCAGAATGAGGTCACGGATTGTTTTCGTTTCGGTGACATCATGGAAAAACAACTCTAAAAAGTTTCGGATGACAGCTGCTTTCGCTCTCACAAGTTAAAAATAGCTAGTTTTTTTTGATTTTGTAAAGTGAACAGAAGGGCATTATCGGGCATTGTTGGGCACTGGCTCATTTATACCGTTTTTTTCGGGCATCTTTGCACGGGTTTGGGTGTTCTTTGAGGCAACTCAGGAGCGCTTCTTTGGTGATTTTTCCTCCGATGATCTCCAGACCGCAGTTTTTCAGGTATTTTATATAGCGTTCACTTCTGCCCAGGAAATCGGCAGCCTCCTTGACGCTCATATATTCGTTATTCTGCATCTTGATTATTATCGTCATTCTTTTGGTTCAAGTTGTTCATTTTAAGGGCTCCGTAACGCATAGCCATTGCAAGCTGCATGACCTCACAATCCAGCCAGTGATTCGGCCAGTTGTTTGTACGTTTAGCCCATTGATATGTAACCATGCCAAACCGGACACACCGTTTTTTGATCTCACCCATCAGGTGCATCCTGTATTCGTCTGTGTCCCACTCTGCCGTTATTTCCCAGTGTTCCTGTGTCTTTCTCTCGCGCAGTCGTTTGAGAATATCTTTCAGATCACTGGAATTGAATTCGAGAATTTGGATCCCAAAATCTTTATGAGGCATCTTTCCTTCTCCCCAGCCGAACAGCTGCGGATTATGTTTGCTGTCGTAGAATGTCTTGGCCTGTCCGAAACCTTTCATCGGTTGCCATCCGGACATGACATTCAGCTGTCTGTATGGATATTTTGGATCATACGATCTTTTTTTGATCTTTCCATGATCCGCGCAGGCGTTGTAAACGCTGATCGGCTCGTAACCACAATCGATGCCGACACAAATATCCATCACTCCCAAGCGCTTCTGGACAGCTGCAAGCTGATCGAATTCATTGCAGGATCCATGCTCGATCAGTCTTGAATTTCCTGTCTTCTGGTCCCAGGCTCGACAAACCCAGTAAAGATGCGGTTCGGTCTCCTGGAAGTCTGCCGTGATAAAACGTGCCCAGGTACCTTCCGGATCCAACGGCGCTTTCTCGCTGACGATATATTCTGTCTTTGTGACGTCATCCTGGGCGATCCACGGCTCAGCCAACTCACCGTTCACAAACGACTGCAAGCCCATCAGAGATTGTTTATCCTGTAAAAATTTTACGGCAAGCCTGCCGATGGCACACGACGGAGCGCATGAATAGAGACTGGAAAGCTGGTAGCTGTAGTTTGATTTTGAAGCGCTTTCATTCTCTGGATGCCAGACGCCGTTGGCGATCATGGCTCGTTTTTCCGCGTCATAAATCTTTCCGCCGCAATACGGACAGACAAAATGTGCATCCTTTTCGACGCCGTTTAGATCCCAGCTGCCGTTGGCACGTCTCAGGCTTGGATCCCAGACGACGTATGCCTCGCAGCCTTTTTTCGGGAATGTGTAGAAGTTCTTGGACCAGGCAAAAAGGATCTCACGACCGCAGAAGTAGCAAGGCATGTAATACCGGCACTGATTCCCCTTGCGGAATTCTTGCCAGATTAGACCGTCTTCTGTGGATGGCGTGCATGTCTTGATATGCTTTTCCACTGGAGCGTCTTTGGTTCTTTGCTCGGCAAGATGTACTGTGTCAGCTTCTTTGCCGACATTATGCGGGTATTTATCCACCTCGTCCAGGATCGTCATGTCGCACGGTGTGGACGCGACACCGCCCTCAGAATGCGCGCCCACAAAATCGATGATAGATCCGCCGATCTTCTGGTGTGACTTCAGGACAGCGTATTGCCCATCGATCAGGTCTTTTGTTGAGGATGCCAGGACCATCGGGCACCAGCGCGTGTTAGAGAAGTTTCGGGCAATGCTGGCACTGGTCATCACCCAGAGGATCCGCACGGATCGCATGTAGATTGTCCAGGCAACTCCGGCCATCATCATGGATGTTTTTCCTGTTTGACTCCCGAAAACCAGCGTCACGTCGTGGATCTGATTATTTCGGAATGTGTCCAGCGGTTCTTTGATGTACTCTCTGCCGTCTGTCTGGTAATAACGCGCTTTGCCTGGTTCATCGAAACGCACATTATTCGCACACCATTCCCAGACAGGCATATCCGGTGGCACTTTGAAATACTGCGCTGCTGCTTCAAACCATTGATGGAATGACTCGCGTCTATTCAGCGGGATCGGTTTTAGTTTTTCGGCTGTCATTCTTTCTCTTTGGTGGGTTCTCTGCCAGCTTCACAAGCTCCCTATGCAGACCGTCCTTGATTCCGTTCGAGATCTTTTCCAGTCTGCTGTATGCGTCATCGCGTTCCAGCTCTGGGAATAGCTCTGTCTGATTGATCGGGATCCCTTCGAGCGCGCGAGCGACAAAGCCCAGGATCACGGCGCGCCAGTTGTCTTGCTCCTCGCGTGTGATCAGATTGCCCATTCGCTCGTCGATGTCCATTTGCAGCAGCTGCGCTTTCTTTGCGTTTAGATCTGCTTTGGTTGTGTTCTGTGTGCGATAATGTTTGAAAAGATTCTGCAATGTGGATGCTGCATCATAACGGCCATTGTCGAGCTTGCTGATCACTCCCTGATTCTCCAGGCTTCGGATGTATCTGTCACTCACGCCAACCAGCGCAGACAGCTGGCCGGAAGACAACGTGCCCAGATATACAGACTCACCGGCAGATGTCCTCTCGGATCCTGTCGGTTCGTAATCAGTCAACTCAAATAAAAAATTCTGTTTCGGCTCCACGGCGATCATCTTTCATGTCTCCCTGGTACCCTACCCCCCCCTATAAGGAATCTTTTTTTGCTGTGGGGGAGCAGGTTCCGCCCGCCTTGGGCGCTATCCGTTCATGCGAGCGGAAAAAAAATCGGTTCCACTTCCGGGCGGATTTGTGTTTTTGGGTTCAGTTAGCATTTTTTCTCCATCTTTATTTCTGAAAAATAGCCTTTTAAGCGGATTTTATAGCCATCTTTCAATGTGATTATGTTATTAAACTCGCTGTCGGCTTCTTGTTTCGCTTCATCGATCATTTTATCAAGCGCCAGCTCTGTAGCTCCTTTAATAACGATGCTTGTGATGCTTTCGATGGTTTGATCTTGGTTTATGGCTCCATTGATACAACCGCCTAAAACAATCTCAATTTCTTTCTTGATTACTTCTTTTGTCATTTACCTCTTTGAAATAGTTAATCAAAACAAAGATCTATGAGGTCATCGTAGTTGAATACACTTCTTATGGTCCAGCAATCTCCAACTATATAAACTGCACGAAATTCTAGTAAAATAAATTCTTTTAAACTATCCTGGATCAATGCTGAATCATCGTAGATTATTTTAGTTTCAAAGCTCCAATTTACATTAAAACCAAAAAAATCAATATCAACGTGTATTTTTTTGTTTTTCACATCGTATTTTATTGTTAATACTTCTGGATTTTTTACAACTTCTCCAAGAAAAGATAATGGACGTAAACCAAAGGAGAAATCTTTATATCTTACCTCTTCTGGCCTTTTTACATATTCATTGATGTTTTTTATGAAAGAATCTTTTTGTAGTTCGATTCCGTCTATATTTCTAAAAATTCGAGCAATAATTTGAACGAATTCGTCGCTATAATATCTGATATTGTTGTACATAATAAATTTATCTCCGCACTGATCTAAAATAATCAGAGACTCCTATCTCTTTCCATATCAATTCTGTTACCTTGAAAGAATCGGATCTGAAAATTTCTTCAATGTTCGTGACTGGTTGCAGTGTTAAAGTGATTTCGCAGTGGTTTAGATCCAGAGGCTTTGAGAATCGTTTCTTCAGCAAGCACAGAAAGATATAGCATTTTTTGCCGATCTTGCTCTGTCTGTGCTTGCGAAGGAATATACGTCTGGCTGCTGTCATGCCTTTACCTGGATCATGCCTGTCACGGCTTTCCATTCGCCGGGCTGCCGGGCTGTCGGGGTGTCGTTCTTTATCGCGACACGGTAATACACAGGATCTTTTTTGATCGGCGCGACGCAGTAGCCGGATTCGTCATCCAGGACGTGAGTCCAGGTCTTTCCTTTATCAGTGCTGTGCTGCAGCAGTCCCCCTTCCCAGAGAATGATGAATCTGCCGTCAGCTTCCTTGACGTACTGGATCCACGGCGTCCACTTTTGCCTCATTTTGGGGCAGTTCTCGAACACGGTGGCACTCCCTGCCCAGGATCCGTTCCAGGTCTTTGTCCCCAGACCGCATCCCTCCGGCACGCGGATATATGACAGATTCGCGCAATTCTTGAACGCAGCGTCGCCGATGCGTGTGGTTTTCGGGCTCAGTCTCACGGCTTTGACCGTGGATCCCTCGAAACAATGGTCCGGGATCTCAGTGATCCCGTCGTGCAGATAAACCAGCTCGACACCTTTGGCATCCTTGTTTCTGAACGTGTACCCGCTCAACTGTTCGATCTCAGGCGGTACGATGACCGATTTTTCGTTTGCTGTATTCAAAAAACGGTAAAGCTCCGTTTTTCCGGCTCTTATTATCTTGCTAAACATCGTTTATTCCTTTTGTTTATATTGGTTTATAGCTTTGATCAGCTCGTCAATGTCGGGCTGGATCTTTTCTTCAAATTCACTGCTCCACGCCGGCAACAGGTGTGCCTTGATTGCGAAGTCTTTTAAAAGTTCCCTTAGTTCTTTTTCGCTCATAATCTTTTACAAGTTCCAAAATGTCTCTGACTGTCATTTCGGCAATGGTTTCCACCAGCTTATGCCTATCCATATTCCACGGTCTGGCGATTTCATAGAGCGCCAGCGCGTCTTTGATGTTGTCTTTGATTTCTTTTTTAAGGTTTTGATATACGGCGTCTCTCATATCTACCTCCTGCTGGGTGTGTTCCCAGCGAATTCAATCATGTGCCTGCAGGCTCGGATCCTGTCTGCCATTGCCAGGCGAAACAGTCCGTCGAATTCTGTCCCCTGCCGGTTGCTGGTGATGATCGTGATCCGCTTTTTGGATCCGCGTCCTGTCTCGTAGCGTTTTGACAGGATCTCGTAGATCGTGTTTTCAGCCCAGTCGGTCCGGCTGTTGAAGTCATCCAGGATCAGCAGTTTTGGACGGCAGAGATCGTCAATAGCCTGCATCTGCGTGTTCCAGCGCCGGTATTCATCGGCGCGCCTGGCTGTGAATGTCTGCTGGATCTGAAGCAGCAGACTGTCCATCCGGTACCATTCGGCGCTGTAGCCCTCGGCCAGCACGGCTTCACGGCAGAGTGCTGCAGCCATTGTGGATTTTCCGACACCGGTTGGACCGACAATGCTGATAAATCCGGATTCTTTGATCCAGGCACGCGCCAGGTCATACGCATATCCCCAACGGCCGGAGCAATCCAGGGCGCCGGCTTTCAGAGTTTCCTTGTAGATCTCCGGGATTGTTTCCAGGGCTTCTTTCCAAAGTTTCCGACGGCGCAGCTGTTCGGCTGCCTCGCGTTCCCTGGCGTCTTCGGCCTCGCGTTCGGCACGGACGGCCTCGATGTTTTCCGATATTTTTGAAAAATCGAATGTCGCTAAAAATGTTTGTTCGTTCTCGTTCATGGTTTTACACTTTGCAATCTGCTGCGATCACACCGGATGCGGGGCGCAGCGCCGGCAGTTGACTGGATGCAGCGCGGTTTGCGGATTCCCGGCTTTTGATCACGTCCAGTCTGGCATTGTCCCTCGCTTGTTCTTTTCGTTCTTTGTTTTGTGAATTGATCCAAAATGCCTGGACATGAGCCGGCCAGTTTCGGATCTGATTGCCCCGTCCGTCCTGGAAGTCCAGGGCAGCTGCCTGAAAATACGCCTGCCGGATGAAGTCCGGCGGTGCTTCGGTCTTGCCAAAGCAAAGCTCCACGGCTTCCTCCGGATCCTTCGGCATGTGTCCCTCTCGCGTGCGCGCGCCCGCGTTTTGTTGTTTGTTAATATTATTTGAAATAGAAGTAGAAGTAGAAAGGCGATTTTTTTCTTTCGCTTCCTGTGATTCGTTTGCGATTTCAGAATCATCGCAAGTGTTATCGCAAACATTATCGCATTTGCGATGCGTTTGCCATCGCTTTTGATTTCCAAGTTTTCCGGCTTCGGATCGTTTTTGGGATATTTCGTCTTTTTCTTCCAGGTCTCGCAGGATCCTTTTGTTGTACAGTCTGCCGTCTTCAGTTTGATGAATGACTTCACACGCTTTCAGCCGTTCCAATACTCTGTGGAATACGGAGTCAACTTTTTCCCTTGTCTCTTCCCCGTCTTCGGATCTGAAATTCAGTGCCATCATCAGTTCTGTTTCGGTCATTTTCTGCGTATATCCGCCACTGTCGAACAACAGGATCAGGAGTTCTATATAGACACCCTTTTCGCGCGGGCTCAGTCTGCGTACTCCCGGATCCTTCAGCCAGTCGCCTGTATAAAACTGGAAGCTGGGTTTTTTATTCATGGTTTTTTGTTTTTTGGTTTTAAGCTATTGCAGCGCTCCTTGTTTTGATTGTGCCGTCGAAGTCGAACCGGACACCGGTATGTTCGGGGATCATCACGTCCAGGCTCTCGCGCTTCAGCGAGAGCAGTGTCATTTTATCCTCGACCATCATGCGTCCTTTGCGCTTTTCGTAGATCTCCAGGATCTTTTCACGGCAGACAGGATCATTGAAAAGATCCTTGAACCCGTGCGCTGCTATCTCGTTCAGGATCTGACGCGTCAGATCCCTCAGATGATGGATCGTGGAGTCATAGTCCAGATGGACCAGTGTCAGGCCGTCTTTACTTGTCAGCGGGGACGGCTTCGGTTGTGGTTTCTTTTTGGGTTTGCTTTTGGTCATATTCTTTGAGCATGGTGTCCATTCCTGTGTCGCACATCAAGTCAAGAATGGCATTGTTGTCCATCATGGCATTATTATACAGCGCACCGATCGCCTTGGTCAGGCGGTTGGTGTTGGCTCGCAGTGTGGGGAGACAGTTCCCCAGCTCCCAGGCGTTTCTGGCTTCGATGGCGTACACGGCGTTCTGCTTCTCGGCCTGATGTGTGGCGATCAGGTTGGCGATCAGAGCGCCCAGCTCCGGGATCTGACCCTTTTCACGCAGTCTCAGCTTGAGAGCGTCAATGTTTTTTGCCTTGGCCAGTGCCTCAGCCTTGTCTTTGGCGCTCGGTTTGGGCGCCGGTGTTTTCTTAGATTTTCTCATAAGGTAAAGGGGAAAAGGGGCAAACAAAAAGGCGTATGTTTGCCCCGGCTGCACCGGGAAACCATGAAAGAACCCGGTAACCGAACCAGCCTAGATCCCGCACCCGCAGGATCCCGGTGATGAGTCCGTTGTCGCTGATCCGAAAAATGGGAGACAGTGCTGGGAAAACCGCCGACGCACTCGCGCCGGGAGTTACACTTGTTCATTATAAACCAGTTATAGTTATGTTCTTTTGTCAGCATCCTGTCTCCGTAAATTCTAAAATGGCACAAAGTCATCCGGCGTCAGATCCTGAGTCTGTTTCGGCTGTTGTACCGGTAAGGCCGGCTGCTGTGTCTGGGCTTTTCCGGCATACATAAATTCAAAGTCATCCACCAGCATTCGGAACCGTGCCCGGCGCTGGCCGGTGTCGCGTTCAGTCCAGACTTCCTGCTCCAGATTACCGTGAAGCAGGATCTTTTGACCTTTGCGGACATACTGGGCAATAATATCCGCCGTCTGGCCGAACACGGAAAAGTCCAGGTAGTTGACGGTCTTCTCGCCTTTGTTCCATCGGTCCCAGGCAATGACGTTGCTCAGATAGGTATTACCGCCTGATGATGTTTTTGGTTCAATCTCGCGGACGATGTTGCCCGCGATGGTTACTTTCGCGAATCCCATTACTTCTGATCCTCTTTCTTGGTCTTGGCGGTCTTTTTGGTCCGTGTCAGCTGACCGCACTTGTATTTCATGTCTTTGATCTCCAGCTTGTACGCTGCTTCCTTCTTTTCGGCTTCGGTCAGCTTATTGTTCAGCGTTTGGATCTCGCGATCCTGCTCCATGTCGTGATCGCAGTGGTATCGGATCGCCTCCTGGGCGCTGGTTAGTTCTTCTCTGGTATCAGACAACACTTGCTTCAATCTCACGATCTCGTTCTCATACTTGATCTTGTTTTCTTCAATGATCTTTTCCTTTTCGGCGATGATCACGTCTTTGACGTGGTTTTTCCATTGGAGTTTCTGGATCTCAGAGCTCTGGAACCAGCTGGCGATTTTGTCTTTCAGTTTGAACATAGCGGGATCCTCATAAAAGAAAGGGAGCGGTCAGACAGTTGTGCTTCAGTCCGGCGGCAACCCGCTCCCCAGATGTGGAGCACGAACGGGACGCGGGTGGTGTCCCGATTGACCGGCTGGCGCCGGCTCGTGTGTTTCTCGTAATATGTATTCTCCACAAAGTGTTTAAAGTGGACTCCCCAAGCTACTCACATGGGGAGCGTGTTTACAGTTACTTTTCAGCATCGGGACTGTCATGGGTTTGATAACTGGTTGTCATGACAGCCTTATCTGTTTCCGCCGGCACCCGCCGGGGAAAGGTTCTTGACTTCGATCCACTCGCGCACGGCACTGGCCGGGATCCGGACGCTGGTATCAATCCGGACATGGCGCAGTTTGCCCGCTGAGCAGGCGGCATAGACCGTCTTTTCGCAGAGATTCAGCATCTGCGCTACTTCTTTGGGCGTGTGCAGTTTCTCGCCCAGCGGATCGTCGGCATCCTGACCGCGCAGGACATTGAGTGCTGCACGGCGCTTGTCGTTAGACGCCATAAAGTAGAGCTTCAGGAAGACACTCAGCAGGGTGTCTGTCTCGCTCAGGTTCAAAATCTCATTCATGGTTTTCTCTCAAAATGTGGGGACCGCACTCACGGTCCCCGTGTCTTTATGTCTTAGACTATTGAATACTACGGCAATTATGTTCCGTTTTACTTGCTATCCGGGCTTCTTGGGCTCCGAAAGTGATGACTATCAGCAACACCACCGCGCTGATCAGCGCCGGGTTGACCCCGGCCAGCGCCAGGGCAATGACGACCGCGTGGGCCATCAATGCCAGGGCAATGCTGATCGGACCGGCAAACCGTAAAGATCTGCCGGCACGATTAGTGTTACAACAACGCTGCTTGCTAGACGCAACAACAGTAAATGGATTATTCTTGTTTTTCATGGTTTTGATTTTATTCATAAAAGGGGGCCGGATAACGCTCCGGCAGGCGTCCAGGGCCTCAGTTGGGGAAAATGTGGGGAGGCTTTCACTCCCCTGCTTTTTGGTATTCTCAGTATTATGACCTCTAAGGGAAAACGAGCTCTGGCGAGCCACTTTAGCGGAAACCTCGTTTGAGAAATGGGAGCCGGTATTGACGCACCCGGCTTGCGTGGACTGTTTTCTTATACGGGGAAACTCAGGATCCTTCCTGTTTCCTGCAGTAATGGAGAGCGCGCATGGACTTGCACCATGTTCTCCGGCGTATTCTCCGTGCCGGCGTTTACTCCTTACACTACACGCCCAAAATGAAATGATCTGGTTTGCGGGGCGGATGTCAGGCGCCGTTCCTCTTGGCATCGTAACATCAAGGCTTATGGGATTATTTATTAGATCTAACTTAAAACCGTTAATAAGACCGACCGCGCCTTCCTCTCCTATAAAGAGCGATTGTATGGCTTTTAAGTTGGTGGTTTTCCAGATCATAAAGTATTATTCTTTCTTAGTGATTTTTTTTAAATTCACGAATTATCAATGTTTTTAAAACAATATAAGAAACACAAAAAACAATAGCTGAAATATGAGTAATAATGCTAAAAATGTTAAATACGGAATACATATTGATTATATTGAGTTTTATGGGTGGCTCTGTTATCTGGTTCCTGCATCAATAAGCGTGTACTGTCAAATTGCCGGGGCTAAAAAAGGGGTGGTTTTTTGGATCTTTTCATTCATTACTGCTTCTCTCTTTTTTCTCGCGAAGGTATTGAAGAAGTTCTCTCCTAAACGAAGAGACATTCCAAATAATCACACCCCAAAACATAGCAAAAACAAATAATTCAAAAATTTCTTTTCCGCTCATAGTTTCTACTCCGTCACAATCGCCTTTCGGCTGAGTTCGTCTTTGCGCTGGCGCCAGGCTTTGTGATAAGCCAGGATGGCCCGGCTGGCCATTTCTTTGTCGGTGGTCTCCTCGGTTTCGGCCACCATCTCGCGCAGGGCGATGATGGCTGCCATCTTCAGGCTGACCCGGACATTTTTGGCTTCGCTTTTTGTCATAATTCTTTTACCATGCGCGTTGCGTTTGGTCTTGTGCAGGGTTTGTACTTACAGCGCACAAGCCAGCGCACGCGCGCTAACTGTGGTGAGAATATCAGGAAAATCCTGATGTCGTCAATAGTAAAAATAGGATTTTTATGAAAAAAAATTTTAGTTACGATTTGTTTTTGAAAACTCTTTTTGATAACAAACTGAAAGCAAGTGACTTTATAGAAATGTCAAAAATTCCACAAGCAACAGTTTATGCGTGGAAAAATGTTAAAAACATAAAAAACCCAGTATACATCGCAGCCATCGAGCGCATTTTGCATGTCAAATACGAGGATCTGTGCGTGCCGTCAGACGAGACGGTTGACGGAAAAACAAATGTAAAGCGTTTAGATAAAATCCACTATGAGCCACAGGAATATGACCATGAGAAAGAATGGCCGATTGTGGGAAAAACTCATGGCGGTCCCTGGGTTGAAACTATTGAAGTTTCGGAATATCCGGGTGATGCCGAGGAAAGAGTTCAAGCGCCTGAAGGGGTTAAGGATCCAAATGGATTCGCGCTCCAGGTAGAAGGTGACAGTATGGCGCCGGAATTCCCGGATGGCTGCAAGATTTGTGTTTCCCCGAATACGCAGCCCGCCCCCGGACAATATGCGGTAGTCATCGCCAAGACACGAATGGGGAACAGAGAATCTTGTTTTAAACAAATACTTTATACAGAAAACAGCAAAACCCTGACGCTTCGCAGTCTCAATCCGAAATACCAGGATATCGTTATCCCGAAATCAGACATCATCCGGATCCTGCCCGTCGTCGCATCGGAAGTGGTCACCCGGAGAAGTTATGTGTAAAGGCGGATTGTCTTCTGTAAGTCGTAGAAGTATTATTTAGTCATAGAAGCTCTATTTAGTCATTTTTTCGCTGGCGGTTTGGTCATTGTTGTGCTAGATTGTGCAGGCATGTTACAGTGGTTGCAGTAGCGTGCTTGTGTCGTAGATGCGTTTTTTTTAGTTGTGTGAGGAGATTATTATGGGGGCACCATATACAAGTTTTGCGGTGGCGAATGCTTTGCTGGAAATAGCAGAGGAAAAAGACGGCAAAAGATTGACGAATCTTTATTTGCAAAAGATGGTTTATTTTGCACATGGCTGGTATTTGGGGATCATGCACAAGCCTCTTGTTTTGGAGGTTTGCCAGGCTTGGAGATATGGCCCTGTTTTTCAATATCTTTACGATGCTTTGAGAAAGTATGGATCCGGGGAAGTAACGGGAGAGATTGAAGCTATTGATAATGTTGAAAAAGAGTCTGACGATTATCAGTTTTTGCAGGCTTTGTATGAAAAGTATGGCCATTACAATGTGAGAGAACTTATTGCGATTACTCACAACCCAGGATCCCCATGGAATCAGGCTGGAGCCGGAAAATATCTTTACAGAGAGATTCCGAACGCGATCATTGAAGAATTTTATTCGAAACTTGCTCAAGCACAATAGATGAAAGATTTCTTCAAAAGGTTGAAAGAGGAAACTCCTTCAGATAATAGTGTTTGGAAAAAGCAGATGGATCTTGCGATCCAGAAAGCGGAAGAAAAGGAGGTTGCCCAGATAAACAAAAACATCATGCATTCCATAGAACGAAGGGAGGAATACAAAACAAAAACGGCTGTATTTGACTATTGGATGCGCTGGGTGTTTATTGTTGGATTGCCTGTATTTGCCGGCATTTGGTTCTATTTTATGTGGGGATTTTTGAAGGAGTGTTTGTTGGTGGAAGGTGGAAGATATAACGCGGATCCGAAAATTTTAATATCCCTGATAGGCGGTGTCTCTGCGAATGTTATCACACTGCTTGTTTTGATTGTGAAGTATCTCTTTCCCAGTAACAAGGAGCATTGATAAAGTGGTTGTTCGGAAATTCCGAACAACTGTTTTTATCGGATGTTCCCGGCATGAATGTCGGTCAGTTGTAAAGAAATCTTTAATAACTGAAAACGATTCCCGCTCTGTGAGTTGTCATCTGTTTTGCAATAGGTGGCAATTTTTTTTCAACAGTTGCAAAATATGCAACAGTTGCGGATATCCGCGGATATCTATTCCCTGGCAAAATCGGGCGCTTTTGCAGTGAACGCGCTCTGCATAAATTGATCATCTACTTTGACATAGTGCTTGTAAATGATCTCGACGGTTTTGGATCCGAGAACCTTTTGCAGTAATTCCATGCTGACACCGGCCTTGAGTGCAGCCACGACAAAGGATCCGCGGAAGCTGTGCCAGCCCAGGAGTGATGCGGAAAGCTTGGATCCGCGCGCCTGCATGATCTCTGTCTTGGCATAGCCGATGGCATAAAGGATCTTGCGCAGACGGTCCAGCAGATTGTCTGCATTGGATTCGTGGCGCTTGGCTGCTTCGGGCAGGACGTAAATAGCGTCCTTTTTGGCAACGGCTTTCAGGCGTTCCAGCTCATTGCGCAGGGACGGCCACATTCCCAGGACAACATCACCGCCGGTCTTGTGTGTTTCCAGGGTGATTATGTTACGCCGAAAATTGACCGATTCCCATTTGAGCAGACAGATGTCTTTCAGTCGCAGGCCGGTACAGCTGGCAATGATGACCATGGAATGAATGAGCGGATCGGCTTTTTTGGAGACTTCCAGGATCTGTGCGATCTCTGATTCTGTAAAGATCTGACGGGAAACGGTTGCTTCCTGGCGTTTGGTCAGTTTGGAAACTGCCCTGGCCGTGTCTCCATACGGAGCAAACTCCCTGAAAATTCGCTTGATTTGTCGGATGTGTTCGTTGTATGTTCGTGCTGCTGGATGAGTGGCTGCGACGCTGGCCAGGTAGTCTTGGATCTGATCAAACGTGACGGATTCCAGAGTGCCTGCAGCGTGGACGTGGTTGACGAATTGACGTGTGATCCAGAGGACGCGTTTGAGGTGATCAGCGCATACCTTCTCGCGGATCAGCGCGCTGACACGATCTTCGAGACTGGAGAGCGGGGTCCCGCTCATGGTTGGCTTGGATTTGTAGTTTGTCTTGAGGATCCGTTTAGCCAGGAGAGCTTGCAGGCGGTTATATTCCTCTGCGGATGCGTTCGGCTGTTTGATGCGTTCAGCGCGTTCCTGGAGCAGACGCAGGGCCTCGGCTTTGGATGCCTGGAATTCGGCATCGCCGGCGGGGAATACGTCATCAGGAATGTGACCGCGGACCGGGTTCAGTCGCTCGAAATAGCGACGACCGGCGAAGGAAAAATACCCTTCCCAGACGGGTTTTTTCTGACGAACAACGCGCACGTTCATGGGCTGAAATTCTATTGCATAGAAAAAGCGGAGTAAATAGAAAAGCGTGGGGAAAAGTGTGGGGAATCTCCTTTTCAACGCGTTAAAAAATACAAAACTCTTTTAGCTGTAAAAAGTTCTTTCTATCTAAAAGAGTCGGCTCCGGAGCTAGAGGTTAAGGGTTCGACCCCCTTCTCGCGTACCACTTTTAGGAAAAAATCTTCTTTAGGATAAGCACTTTATAAAAACACGCTGAAAGTAGTAGATTGTGTTCTATTGTGTAGAATAACAAGACGAGTGTGGGGAAAAGTGTGGGGAATAAAAGGAGCGAGCCGATTTTCGCTGTCTTTGCTACTAATAGGCTCGCTTTTTGTTATTTTGCCGGCATTGCTGCCGGACGGGATCAAAATCTGGTTCGGTCTTAGTTTTTTTTAGATCGAGCTAGGGCGAGGCGGAAGTCGTTGTTACTGTTAGAGTTCGCTGCGTTGTTGTTGTTACGACGCGCGGAGCGGCAGTTAGACGCTGCGTTGTTGTAACTGCCCCCGCGATTGACGCGGTTGCCGACGCCTCTTATATAGATTTTGTCCCAAAAAGTTTCTCTCTAAATCCTGTTGTGTCAGCACGTTGAATGAATGCAAGAAGCGGTTGAACGTGTTGAACATAGTCTCTTTGATCCCATTCCATATCTCGAAGTTTTGCTTCTGCTTGTTTGAATTTCTTTCTGAATCGCCTGGCTGATTTCTGGGCCAGGCGGAATGTGTATCTCTGAACCTGATATCCAAGGAATGGAATGCCGTTTGCTGTGTGATTGATCACTGGATCATGCAGATTCAATGCAAGTTTTTTTATTAGAAAATGTTTTATCTGTTTGATTGCTGAAAACAGCTTTTGTTTTGAGTTTGTAAAAATCAGAAAATCGTCCATATATCTGACAAGTCCAGGAATCCTGAGCTGTTCTTTTATAAAATGATCTAAGACTGAAAGATAGTAGTTTGCGAAGTGTTGACTTGTCAGGTTGCCGATCGGGATCCCTTTTCCAGGTGTAACGTGATGGGAGTCAATTATCTTCCAGAACAGGTCAATCAATTTGTGATCCTTGAAAAGTTTAGCCAGGAGATTGATCAAGATCTTGTGATCCACGCTGTCGAAATACTTCCGGACGTCTAATTTTGCAAACCAGGCGAAGTGTCTGGAATACCATTGAGCTTTTGCGATAGCTAGATCAAGTCCCTTGCCTGTTCGGCAAGCGTAACTGTGTGCGATCTGATGTTTCTCGAAACGCGGTTCACAGACATTCATGATAGCGTGCTGAATGATTCTTTCTGGAAACGAAACACAGCTGATCAGGCGTTGTTTTGGTTCGTAAACAGTGAAGTGATAGTATTTGCCGATCTGTACTGTGCCATCGATCAGTTCTTGTCTGAGCTTGGCAATATTGGCATCGAGATCCTGTTTGAATTTGATGATGACTGATTTCGTGCGTTTGCCTCGCGAGGCTTTGCGAAACGCGCTGTACAGATTGTTTGTGTCTGTTATCTGGTCAAACATGTTTCCTTGTCGCTTCATATAAGTATTTCTGAACATCGCCTTGCTTTTCTGCATAATACTTGATCATTCTGTCTGCATATTTCAGGATCTTTTGTTCTCCGACGCCTTTGATTGATTTCATTGTTTCCGGTGTAAGTTTCTCAAGTTTTAGCATTTCGGCAAGGTGTTCGTCCAGGAAGACGGTTGCGACTGGCACAGCGTCTTCAATAGCGATTTTTGCTCTGCAATCTCTTAACACTCTGAATTTTGCAAAATCTTCTTTAGAGAGGATCTTTATGTAGTCGACTGTCTGACGTTTGTATTCCGGATTTGGCTGGTTTCCATCGTATTCGACGCAGACGTTCCAGGATCCTGCGTTTGGATCAAAATGTTTTGTGATAGATAACATCTTGACACTTGCAAGGAATCTGTTTAGTTCGTCTTGAGTTTGTATGTCGTTTATTTTGAAAAATTTTAATTGTAACATGTTTAATGCCTTTTTATAAAATTTTTTTCGACGTCGCTTCGCGACGTTTTTTAATCCTCAAAACCATGCTACCGCATTGGTTTTGAGGATCCTATGTTACCACTGCTCGATCTAAAAAAACTAAGACCGAACTAGGGCGAGGCGGAAGCCGTAGTAACTGTAAGAGTACGCTGCGTAGTAGTGGTCACGACGCGCGGAGCGGCAGTAAAACGCTGCGTAGCGGTAACTGCCCCCGCGATGGACGCGGTTGCCGACGCCAGTGGTTGTGCTGATAAATGGGTCAGTTGCAGTGGTTAGTGATTCTGTGTACCAGTCACGACACCATTCCCAACAGTTTCCGATCATGTCGTGCAATCCCCAAGCATTCGGACGGCGACCGCCAACCACTTTCAAGGCGTTTCCGTTCTGTTTATAGACTGCAATTTCATTCAGAACTTTTTGCTCGATGTCGGAAGCTGATATGAGATTCTTTCCGTTATTGAGTGCAGTATTGGTTCCAGCGCGGCAGGCATATTCCCACTGGGCTTCTGTTGGCAATGCCCAGGAGTAGCCTGTCGGGATTAGCGCGGTCAGATCGGCGTTTCTGGCGTTGCTGAGAGCTGTGATCAATCCGCCTGTTGTTGCGGTTCCTGGGGTGGCCCCTGCGGATGCTCTAGGCTGTGATTCATAGATGTATGGAGTGTCCCAGTAACTGTCAGGCGGTGTGCCATACACATTTTGATCACCGCTTCGATATGTCCCGTCATTGTTGTATGCGCTGTATCGGATAGACGTTTTTGGTTTATTGTCACCACCAGAGCTTGCTCCCGTCACTTTGTAAAAGAATGCCGTAGTGCATGGTGTCCGCATGATATAGAATCCCTGTGTGAGTGTGACTTTGTGTTGATCTTCATTGGAACTGCGTCTCAGCTCGGATGCAGGGCTGCCCATGATGAATTCGCCGGGTGCGATGTACGTCATGAACTGCATCGGGCTTTTGTTCCAGTAGATCGGGCGCTTGGATAGCTCGTAAAAGTCCGGCTTTGGATCTGAGCTGCCTTTGTAGGCTCGAACGTAGATCCTGTAGTAGCCATCTGGCCAGTCTTCTCCAGTGTGGCTGTTTTGTTCTTCCTCGTAGATTTCGCCGGTCTGCTGATTGACAGCTCTGATCAGTGTTGTGTAGCTGGACCATCCCAGGCGTGCTTTGATCGTGGCAGCGTCTTGGAGATAGTCACTGCTAATGGCGGGCAAGGTCTGAGACTGGTTGGATCCCAGACTGGTGAGGTTTGGCAGAAAATCTGATAATTCGATCCTGTTCATGTTATTCTGTTATTGTTTGCCGGAAAACAATGTTGTCCGGATTGGTGATGTCCTGGCCTTTCTTGACGTAGATCTCTTCGTTTCCGATTGTGTGGATGTCCACCGGGATTTCTTCAATCATTTCGCCATTGAGCGCGATGTTTCCGGTTTCGTTGGCGGCTTCTTCCAGCTGCTTGATCTCTGCGTCCATCTGCTTCAGACGTGTGTCGAATTCGTCAACGTACTGAGCACGGGCGAGCTTTTTGGCAGCGACTTGGCGATTGAGCGCCAGGGCGTCGAGCGCTTTCTGGGTGCATTGCTCTTGTGTCAGGTAGATTTTCTTCGGGTAAATTCCCTCGCGGACAGTGTTCTCTGTCTGCTGGGTTTCACCTGGATTCTGTTCTGGATTCTCTTGAGTTTCTTGAGTTTGCTCTTGAGTTTCTTCCTGCGGATCCGTTTGAGGATCTGTTTGAGCCGGTGTTTCAGGTGTTTCCTGTGTAGGAGTTTCCTGAGTTTCCTGCTGTTCCTGGTTTTCGGTGGGGTTTTCCACGGGATCAATGTTGTTTTCTTCGCTCATAATTATTTGATTTTGTGTTTATTGTTAAAAGTTAAGTTCGGAATGTTTGACCATGCGCCAGACTTTTGTCGTGCCGCTTACGATAACAACGTCAGCGATAAGATGTTCACCTGAGCTGATATATCGTTCAGATTGGGTGATGTTGCCGTTTAATTGCGTGCGGTACAATGAGGCGTCGTTTTTGGCGTTGTCGATGTATAATTTGACCAAACCGCTGCCGATGTTTGTGATGATGATTTCAATCCTATCTCCTTCTGTTAGATCTGCTGGATCCGGCAGTGTGATGTATCGACTGTATGCTGTTGTCTGACCTGATCCGCAGACCGCGTGGATCGTTAGATCATTATTTGCAGACATGCTGACGGTGTAACCAGTGCCGGATGTTGTGATTCCCGATGAATTGTCATTCAGCTTGAGGAGCGATCTTTGACGTACAGGAGCCCATTCTGCGCCGTTGTTACCTTGTCTGAGATATTCGCCGACGGTTCCTTTTGCGAGCCAGTTGGGAGAGCCGTCGACTCCTTCTGTGCTTGTTACAAGCAGGCGCCCTACTTCGACATTTGACAGCCCGTTTTTGAGGGATGTAATGCCGTGTGAATGGGTGGATGCAGCTGCTCCGACATCGCTGGCGGAAATGTTGATTGTTTTCTCTGCACTGCCGTTGTATTCTGTTGGTGTGCCTCCGTTCAGCTGGATCTTGAGCTTTTCTTTGACGCTGTTTGCTGCGCCTCCGGCACTGGATGATCCTGCGTAGCTGTGCGTGTGGCTGGATGCAGCTGCTCCGATGGCTTCCAGGGTGTTAGGTCCAAGCATGTACGGATTCAGCTGTGTGATCTTCAACTGGACATATCCCTGCGTGCCGTCGAATTCTACGGCCTCGGATGTTGCTCCACCGGTGACCATGAAGCTGGTCGGGTACATGAGCTGATATGCTGTATGGACCTCTGTTTGTGCGGGGTGGACATGGTTTTCACGTGCAAAGACGGCTGTCTGATCTCCAAGCGCTCCGGATCCGGATGCGACAAGCGGGACAGAGCTTGCAGACTTGGCGTGGCCATAGAGTGTCGCTGTGGATATGCCGTAGGTCGTAGCGCTGCTTGCGTGTGATGTCGGGGCTTTTCCTGCCAGTGCTGTGCTTAGGCCATCGATGTCGCTGATGCCTGGGATCTCGAAGCTGTAGGATCCGGATTGACCGGCCAGGAATTTCTTTGTTGCTGACGTGTTTGCTTTGTTACTGACACTGGTTCCGTCTCCGCACAGGATGCCTGTTAGCTGTGTTTTGATGCTTTCCAAATATCCCCAGTCAGGATTCGCGTTTGATGCGTTGCCGGCAATCAGAGCTTTTCCGGTTATGTTGTCCGCTCCTGTTTGAAGATTAAGGATGCTGTGAGTGTGAGTGCCTACGGTGTCACTGATTGGTGTCAATTCATCGTAGTTACTTGAAGAATTATACGCCGGCTTGATATTTGTGTCTGTGCTTATGAATGTTACGACTGTCCATCCTTTTAAGCTGTTGTAATTTGGACATATTTGCAGATAGCCTGTCGCGTTGTACGCAATCAGATCGACGGTGATATACGCTTTGATTGCTGTTGTGAATTCAATTTCGATAGAGGGATAGCTTGTCCCATTCTCTGTGTTGTTTGTGTCTGGCGCATAAACTTTAACACTAGAGATGCCAACGCGTCCGCGGTTGCAGTAGTTTTTATTTTTGAACCATGTTTCTCCGGTTGGGTCTGGTGTTAGATAGATTTCGCAGTCTATTGTATTTCTTGAATCGTCTAGATCATATCCGTGTATTTTGATTGTAAATGGGTCAATTTCGTCGAAAATATATCCAGTTCCTTGTGTGAATGGGATTCTTGTGCGGATCAGATAATTTTTTCTGGTTCCTTGACTATAAGCGCCTGAACAGATTCCGTAGTAGCGGTATTTAGAATTGATAATGTTAGATTCGATTGGGCCGGTCATTGTACCTCCGGCCAGTGGTAAATAGTCTCCTGTGATGTCGGAAGCTGCTACCCAACTATATCCGCCTGATATTTTTTTGAGGTATTTATTTGTTGCGTTTGTTTCGTCGATGCTTAAAATCTCTTCTCCATCTCCGAACAGAATGCCTGTTGGAATGCCTGAATCAATATCTACCAGTGAATGAGTATGTTCTGATGGTGCAAGCGTTTCTAATGTTGTACTGAGTTGATCAATATCTTCGATCTCCAGTTTTTTCCATTTTGGCTTATCATTGGAGCCTTGAGACATTAGAACTTGCCCGGATTCGCCTTGAGGAAAGCGCTGCGTAGAGTTTTCAGCGTCGATGTATGCTAGTGTTTTGATTCCAGTTGTCATTGTTTAAATTATTTGAGTTGTGAAGTTTGAATGATTAGCCAGGCGCTATTTGAGCAGACAAGGTGTGTGATTTCGCCTGTCGCGCATGTTGCCGTGGACGCAGATATGTTTGGAAAGTTGTTTGTACTGCTGATCGTTATGTAACAGAGTGTTGTGTTGCTGTCTTTTGTGACGATGATCGTGATCACGTCTCCATCTTCGGCGGTGCTGGCTGCCGGGATCGGCAGTGTGATCGCTGTTTCGCTGGTAATGTGGACGTGTATCAAACCGCACTGACCGGATTCGTGCTGGAATGCTGTAGAATCTTCACGGTAAATGTAATAGCGTTCGGCAGATTGGCCGATCAGCTGATAGCGGTCATCATGCAGATGGTTTCCGGCTGCAACGGTCCCGGCGGTCGTTCCTACCGGAAGACGTTCAATGCCGATCATTCCATCTGCGTGAGAAAGTCTGCGGGCATATACCCAGCTGCCGTCCAGGAGTGTGTATGTGTCGCCTGTCACTGTATTGATCCAGATTGTGGCTTCATTTGATTCGCTGGCGGGTATCACCTGAGCGCTCGGATCTTCCGCTGCTGCGATGATGGTGCCAGATCCTGGGATCTTGGGTCCTCCCCAGGGATCTTCTGCGTCATCGTAGCTTTGTGGGTTTAGTCCGGATCCCATTGCCATCGGGTGTGTGGCTGTGTGAGCTTCCAGGTCGTAATATGTTTCTTGCGTGCTATTATATCCACGGCCTGAGAGGTAATAATGGAAAACATTCAGGCTGTCTGTCTCACCTCGCAGGAATATCGGCTGGATCCGAATGTATGTGCCTTTGTTGTTATCAGACACAGCTAGATCAGAGTGATATAGTGTGTCTTCTGTCCTGTACTCGAAATACTCTCCTTGTTCAAAGAGATATGCACATGCTGACGGGTAGATCCCTTTTTCAGTGTCGATGCACTCATATCCCATGACGGGT